ACAGCACAAAACTACATCCTTTTACTGTTCGATTATTTAGAATTTCAAAACCAATTTCAATTAAATTTTCCAATAAATGATCTGTTACTGCCCCAAATCCATTATTAGCTGCAAACTCTTCCAATCCCCAAATAGTTTCTGCGGGAATGTAGTTAAACAAGTAATAGCCACCTGGCAGCAGTGATATAAAGGCATTGGTTGCCATTGCTGTTAAATTTTCCAAATCTTCAAATTTTGTCCAATGTAGATTGTAGACAATTCCAAAAGTATTTGGTTTGAATAATTTGAGATCATAGCCATTGATCTTATAACGTATTAGTCTACGCTCGGCAAAAAACTCATTGAATTGAAGTCCCACATGATCCAAAATTGTTTGATCCCAGTCAACAACATATAATGGCTCACCACCAACTACATATGGTAGCATGTCACCTGTGCCGGGAAACATTTCCAACACTGGAAACTGCCAGGATACAATCTTTTCTAATATTGTCCGATAAACATTTAACTCATACTCATTCATTTTATTGTCTTGAAATAGGGCAAGACGTTGCTCGCCCTCTAACATTCTTCTTCTTGCCAGCTGTGCTTCAGCAGTTGGGAGTATTTCATTGAATGCTATATCGTATTGTTCCTTGACATAAGGTAATACGAATCTATTCATTGGAGCAAGTTCAGGTTGCTCCAATTCATTTGCACATTTTTCTATTGTCTCATAACACTCACGTATTTTTGCTAGACTTATAGCTCTACTGATCATTCAAACAGGCTTTCAAATGTATTGCTAATATTGGTTGCATTTGAAATATCCCACTCCAATACACCCAGCAGATTTTCTACCTTTTGTGTAATGATAGCTTCCTGCATGGCATCAGTATCATATGGCATCTCTTTGAACCACTGTGGCAAACGCTGCTCATCTGTTGGATAAGCAATGGATGTCATTCCCAGTGGATTGGGCTTTAGCTTACACACAATTGCCTTCATACCATCAGTGATCTTCATACTACGATTATCACTATGCATACGAAGCATATTGTTCCAGTTAATAGCAGCCCTAACATGTCCTGGCATATTAGTTTTGCCATTCTTTGATTCAAGATCACCATAGTATGTTAGTTTGTTTACACGCTTGGGAGTACCTTTTTCCCATGCAGGACGCAGCTTGAACTCTTCCTTAAACTTCTTGATGGATTCAATAACATCTTGTCTTGTACCACCTTCCAGTACTTGCTGTAGAATTGTACTTAGGAAGTCTTGGATAACCTTTGGCGTATCACTACGCTTAAGGTCCAGTCCCATTGCTTTAACTTTACCAGTTTTACCTTCACGATCCAGTCGTTTGCCTTCAAGATCAATGATTAATGCAGCATAACGCTTTTTAGTAATAAACAAGCTCTTACTGGCAACAAGTTCTCTGCCACCCTTAATAATCTTACCATTTTCAGGGGGGACATGGAAAGCACGTTCCATAAAGCCAGGAAAGCTAATATTAACTTGTTCTGCAATTTGATCATATAGATTGATACAGATGTCACTGTTCCACTCCATACGTCCTGCTGCCACATCATCTTTTACTACGGGCCATGCTGAGAAATAAACGCTGTCTGTATTATGCACTAAAATATCATTAGCAAAGAATAATGGATCTTGATTTGCAATACTGATGTCATAAACATAATCGTCAACTTCACCCAAGCACTCTACATTTTTTACTTTTGTTCTTGTAATATCCATTGTTCTACCTTTTTGATTGTTTCGCTCTTGTTGTCGATAAATTCGTCTTCCCACACTATAAGAACTGAATATCCTAGGTCGCTAACAGTTTTTAACTTTAACATATCTCTATTACGAATATCAACGGCTAATTTGTTGCCAATAACAGCAGTATCAGCGTATGTTTTTGGATTGGCATGCCAGTAATTACCGTTAAATTCTATAATACAATTTTTGTGTTTTATATCATACACAACATAAGTGTTTAATAGATGAGACCATTTACCATACGGATTCTTAGAGCTAGTGTGGTCTAAGATACCAACTCTGTCCTCTAACATTTCTGTAAATTCAATTTCAAGCTTACTAACGTAAAAATTTTTTTGTCTACTGATGATAATTTGGGTAGCAGTATCTATATCAATTGCTAAGTAGTCAGCTAAGAGTCTTGGGTTATGAGGAATATTTTTCTTTTGATTTACATCTAAATATTTTTTTAAGCCTTCTTTTTCGCCGTATTTTCCAATGAAGTATTCTTTAGTATTTGTATATGCTTGTCTTAAACAATATCGTTCCCACTTAGCTGCGCCTTCAATTTCGCCATGTCGAGCAATCATTTTTATCAATGTTTGTGCTCTTGAGGAATTATAACCATCAAATTCAACTTTAGTCCATCCGTATTTCTCTTTTTTATATTCAAAGCTATTTGATTCTGCTTGCTTCTGTCGATAAACATCCCATCGTCGTTGTCCTTCTATATTACCATATTTGGTAATAAGGTTGGACAACGTAATAGCTGTAGATTTTGCTATAATATCATCTACTATTTTTGCTTCAGGATACGATTTTTTGTACTCTTTTCCATTAGCGAAACGTCCAGTGCAATTATACTTAAAATGAGTCCATTGCAATCTACTACTCTCAAAACCGCACTCTAAACATTTTACCATATGCTGATACTCCTATCACCATAGTATTTATGTATTCAAACAAATAATCAAATCAGTATCTAAAATTTCTGTTGGTCTAACTTCTAACAAAAATCCATCTCGATCAACCATAATGCTATGATCTTCGGTTACTGTAACAGTCTTATCATTTTGCAATGTAATTTTATACAACTTTTTCTTAGTTTTGTGACGCATTACATAAGAAATATTAGCCATAATAGGAGAATCTTCTAATGCATTAAACCCAACAACTTTAGCATCTGACTGTATCCCGTACTCTTTATCACTGTTTATCTCATGCTGCAAGCACTGATTATATAATTCAGCAATAGTAACTTGCCCATTATCTGTGCGTATCATAGTATCACCAGTTACGCTATCACCATAGATGATAGTTTTACCAACGTAGTCATAGTCACCGGTTAAACACTCATTAACAGTGGCATCCATGTGTTGGGCAATACAACGGCCTGTGAGAGTAGTTGACTGTCCAATACGTTTATCGAAGAATCTACAGCCCGGATTCAAAATAGCTCCATATAGACTATTTAGATTAATCTTCTTTACCAGCTGCCGCTTGTCCCAGAAGGCTGCTTCTTTAGCGTCCTTTGCATCTTTCTTCTTGGCCTGTAGCTCCTGACGCTCCTTGTACCATTGCTCAAGCAATCCTGGAACGACACCTTGTGTATCAAGAGTGAACAGCGTCCCGTTGGCGCTAAGACACCATGCTTGGTTGGAGTCGAACACCATCCTGTATATTTCGGCCGCACTGTACGTTTCACAATTACCATCCTCCCAATCAATTGTAATTTCAGTACCAACTTCTTTATTCATTACCGCGGTATATTCAAGTGTTCCAAACATACCTTCCCAAGCATCAGCAAAGCCACTGCCCTTTGCCATCTTATCAGCAATATACTTGTCAGTCATTACTGGACGCAACTGCCCAATAATAGTTTCAACACTCATGTTCAATGCACGAATAGCTGATGGATACAGTGAATTAATATCAATCGCACCAATCCATTCCTGTATACCCTTTTTGGGATAAGCAACATAAGCGCCCGCTGCTTGGATACCGTCGTCATATCCCTTACGAGCAGGAACAACCATGCCTCGTGCGTGAGCAGCATTAATAATAGCCTGCTCAGTCACAGCCACAGCACCCATTGTAGTCTGTAGCAACACAGTATTGGAATGAGCAAGTTCATTTGCAAGATCAAGGAACTTTAGCTTCTTATCCAGCTTGTCTAGTAGTGCAGTATCCTGTCTGTTATACTCCAGGAACTTCTTGAAGTCATCGTTGTACAACTGATCAAGTGATCCCTCGTATGGAATCTTACGATCATTAAGCTCATACTCACCGATAGCATCCAGTGCATAGCTATGGCGTTCCTCATAGGTATACTTACGATAAAGATTCATATAATCAAGATGTACTCGCCCAACAAGATCATATGTCTGTCGCTCAAGTCCAAACTTCTCATATGTACGCTCACGTGGCATCTGATTCCACAGACAGTAACGCCTTGTATCATCCTTACTGAGTACTCTAGCAGTACGATTAATCATGTAGGGAATATCAAAACCCTCACTGTTCCAACCACTGAGAATATCAGCATCCTCGATAAGATCCATGAAGGTCTTTAGTAGTTCTGCTTCTTCCTCAAACAAATAACAGTTGGGAATACTATCACAGATTGTCTGTGCTTCTTCCTGTGACATGTTGGGAGGAGCAATACACAGTGTAATCAATTGATCTAACCAATTTAGAAACACTGTTACTGCGGTTACCTTAGTAAAAGGATCTTCTGGGCTGCTATATCCACGGACCTTATCAAAGTCCGTCTCAATATCGAAAAATGCTGTCTGTAGTTCAGGAGCATCTTGCCCAATATAGTTCTCAGCAAGACAACGAAAGATGGGATTGATATCTGATTCGTATAGTGTCTTGCCTTTGAACGCAGCCTGTTCCTTACGGAAATCTTTGCTGCTACGAGTGCTTACACGCTTGCATGGCTCTCCCCATAGAGTACGGAATTGCCCGTTCTCGTTGGGATAATAGAAGACATAATTTGCGGGATAATCGTGGTAAACTCTCTTACCATCTTTACGTTCCACGACATGGATACGTTCTTTTTCTCGATCAATTACTGCATCGACGTACATTTTATTTCCTTAGCTGCTTACGGCCAGCCCTGCCACTTCATGAGGGTTTTGAAAGGATCCCTCAACCTTATATTATAATTATTCGTCTTCGTGGCGTAGGTTATCTGTGCTGTTTAAAATGCTTTCAATAACTTCTAGATCATCACGTACACGATCAAAGTCACGCTTCTGCGCCATCTTAATTGCCCTCTTGAGCAAGCCAGGCTTAATCTCGAGTTCTTCAGCAATGTGCTTAACAGTATCGTTAAGTCCTTCAGATAGAGTTTCAATTTCTGTCATTACAGTGGAACTCTCACTGATAAGCTGCTTTAGTTTGGCTTTTTCTTCTGAATTAAAATTACGAGTTGTCATGTTTTTCCTCTGTCAAAGCTTCAAGCACCATATATTGTTCATATGCTGCTATGTATTGTTCGCTATTATAGCGTGGTTCAATATGTTTTGCACTATCATATTGTATAAATGCATCCATAAGTGTGGGATTTTTTTCTAGTTTGTTAAAATCTGGTACAATGATATGAAACATCTCATTTACAATCTGTAAATTTTGATATAACTTGTCAATATCAATTTTACTCTTTTTGGTATTGATATGCGGGTTGTCGCAGTCTAAATTAAGATTCCCAGTCATTGTAATAGTACCAGCTGCTGATCCAATAGTTGAACTTGTCATTGAAGTCCAACCGCTTGTGCCTAGGTATTGTCCAGAACCGGAACCTGTTGCTGGTAATGATATGACACTAACTCCACTGTTATATGAAGAACTGCCTCCACCTGCACCACCCCCACCCACAGTGATAGTGACATTTGGAGAATGTGTTACGTTAGCCGAAATTGTCGTAGTTTTATTTTTTGTGGACCAAAACATATCTAACCTCTTGTCAAAGATTAGATCTTGGCTGGTTGACCTTCTCTTGACTTCTTATAGTTTATAGCATAAGCGTCTGGAGTGCAATTAAATTTTTTAACAAAATCCTTATGAAGTTTACCAGGTTCTATCCTAAACTTCTCACATATATGTTTCATTAGAATATCAATGTGGTCATAATCAATTTTTGGAACATGTCTTAGGTTATGCTCAAGTTGATCCACTGCACTCTTGTCAATGTCCTTCACATTGCTTTCTATAGCTTTATCGTAACGGAAACGAGCACCCATTAATCCGCGAGCCCCTGCACTAATGGGATGTTTAGCTTGTAAGCCAATGCTCATTGCCGCTTCTGATAAAATTTCATGTAAACGCATTATGCTTTTCCGTTTGTTTTTAGCTTAGGTGGTCCATTATTACTTATATTGAAGCCCCACTTGGCTGCTTGTCTCTTGTCTTCACCAGGTTTGATGTCCTGTGTCATTGCCATAGAATAACGTGGATCGTCGGCTTCTTTCTTATTCTTTGGAATGTAGCCGGCGCCTGCTGCTTCAGTCAATGCACCTGCGGTGTTCTTCATGATAGCGTGAGCGACCATAGTAGCATTAGCAGGAGTCATAGTAACTTCACGCATATTGTTTGTTGGAATCTTATATGATGTGAGAAGCTGTTCACCATGCTTACCATAAGTTCCTACTTGTATGTGAGCACGAATTCCAATGCGATGTGGAGGTCTACGATCTTTAAAAGCATATATCATAACAGGACCATACTCATATGGATCATGTGGGATGAACTTTGCCACAGCCTGTTTCTTATCCAACTTCTTGTTCTTGAGACCAACCTTAGCATCAAAAGCAGACTTAGTTAGATTGGCAACTGCTGCGATAAAATCATTCCATTCCATGAATTCTGGTCTGCCATCACCACGCTCTGGTTGTTCATCTGCTGCGAACTCTTTTACGACGCTTTCGTTAGGTACACAATTGTTTACCCTAATGCCACCCTTCATCTTAGTACCAGCTTTATGATAGCCTGTCCAACACTTTGGATCAAGACGTTGTTTAGCTTCGTCTGTTTCGTCTTTTGGCTTCTTCCCTGCTTTCTTCATTGAGATAGCTATTGCTGCTTGTTGAGCTGGATTTGCTGCTTCTAAGATATCCTTAACTTTCATGGCGCACCTTGTCCTCTATATTTCTTAAAACTACGCTTTGTATGCTTATTCATGGAGCTATACTTGATATTACCAATGCCTTGGCTAGTCTTCTTGTTATTCTTGATTCTTTCAACTTTAACTTCTTTGATTGCTTTTGCCATTGTTGAACTCCTTAAGCTGCTGCTAGTCTAGTTTGAATATATTTTACTGCCTTTTGTTTTTCTGCAGGTGGTAGTTTCTGTATCTGAGCTAATACTGCGTTATATTGGGCACTAATTGCAGGAACACCACTTGGTGTAGTTCCTGCTGTGCCTGGTTTACCTGCTGCACCACCGGCGGTTGCTGCACCTGGAGTAGCTGCTGGCTTCTTTGACTTACCAACTGGGATCCTTGCTGCTTTAAATGCAGTTCTAAGTATATTTTCATCAATTCCCTGTGTCTTTAGGAATTCGAATACTGCTGTACTGTCAGTTGGACTACCAGCTTTCTTCCAAGCACCCATTAGTTTATCAGCTGTGACTTTATTGGTCATATTACCAGCGGTAATACCAATTTGCTTTGCTACTGCGCCACCAGCCTTAACAGCAGCCTGTCCAAATTTACTACCAGCAACGGCAGCCCCAGCCTTTTTAATTGCATCCCATGGTCCTTCCGAAATCTGTTGGAATAGTTTGCGTACTTGCGCTTCTGTTAATGTATCCTTATGGAACATTGTGCCGCGGAAAGCTTCCATTACCTGAGACTCAGTTAATGCTGGTCTGTCAAAGTTAATGGATTCTTTCTTGGATAGATATTGCTGTATTGCTTTTATCTTCCATTCTGGATCTTTAGTTAGTTTTGGATCAGCTTCCATTGCATCACTATAGATATTCTTTAGTAGACTATCTGCTTTTGCTGTTAACATAGATGTGATGGCAGGAGTACTTTTTAGATCAGGGTTCTGTCCAATAATTTCACTTCTGATGAACTTATCAAGATCAAGTTCAGTTTTAATTGCACCAGATCCAATCTTATCGAACAATTTACTAGTTGTATCATTAACTATTCCAGATAACTTGGGACTGGATTCAATATAACTATCCTGTGCCTTTGCTACAAGTTGATAAACGAGTTGTTTCTTTTGACCAGGCGTCATCTGCAACTCAGCCTCAGCAGGATACAATGTATCTACTTGCTTCATTAGATCTTTTTGTATATTTTGCAATACTTCGCTGCCAAGTTTTCCTGATCCAACCTTGGCAAATTTATCATTGATATCTTTCGTTAGATAATCAAGTACTTTCTTTACCTTGGGATCTTGTTGAGCGGCATCAAGCATGTCAGTGCCTGTAGTATTGGATATTGAAGCAGATGCAGGAGCTTTTGCTGGACCAGCTGCTGGCTCAGCTTTAGCAGATGCAGCTCGCATGTCAGCATCACGTTGTGCTGCTAGTTCACTTCCTTTTGGTTCTGGAGCGGCGCCAGCACCAGTTGGTTGAGCAGCCGCAGCGGCACCACCTGTTGCTTTCTTAGCTAATGCATCAACAAAATCTTGATCTATGATACGTACTTTGGAACCATATCCTGCATCTCTAAGTTCAGCTTGCAATGCACTTTGAATATTGCTTATGCCACTTTGTGCTTGCATACTGTTATACCCAGCCTGTTGGGCTGCTGTCTTTAATGCAGCCTTAAAGTCTTCTGGAGTCTTAATTTCGCCCGCAGCAATCATTTTCTTAATGACATTAACGCCTTTGCTAGTTGGGCTAGATCCAGTAACGGCATCAGCGGCATTACCTGCTCTGAGAGCATCTTTTGTGGCCTGTTGACCTGGAGTATTACCTACATCGTTCTTAGCGTATCTGGCAGATTGTTGTGCCGGAGTTTCGCCAGTGGAAAGTTTCCCACCGCCCTGTGGATCCGCACTACCACCTGTTCCAGGCCCTGCATCAGCACCTGCAACTGCGCCAGCGCCACCTGTTGCCTTAGGTAATGCAGTAGGTGTACCACCGCCTACCATTGCTTTAACAGCACCACCAATTTTACTCATTATTTCAGCCGCGGCAAATACTTCAGCGCCTGCAATTGCCGCAGTAGAGAATTTCTCACCCTGTAACAGCTTGTCTGTAAATTTCATTGAAGCAATAATAACGGGCTTTAATGCCACGCCTGCTGGACCCAATGCACCATATGCTGCAATACCTGCACCCAGTACAAGTGTACTATAAATTATTTTCTGTGCAACTGGATGAGCTTTGGCAAAGTTTCTATAGGATTGTATATAACGCATTACACCAGCATCGCCACCAGTGGCTGTCTTTAGCTCGGCAGCAACTTTATCAAATGCAGAATCAAAACCCTTTACTGGTCCTGAATCCTGTGCTAACTGCTTAAGATAGGTATAAGCTTTTGCTACTGTTTTACCAGCGTCCACACCCTTACCAATTGTAGTACGGTTACTACCACCAGCATCAACTTGCTTTTGTACAGTTTGGAACAGTTGACTAATTTGATCAGCAGTTAATGCAGCTTCAGTAATTGTTCGTGCAAGATCTTCACCTAAACGTACAGTTGGGTGATATGAGGGCAATACACTTTCAAAGAGTGGGTGAGTTGATTCCAGTAGTAAATCATTAATACGCATTAGGCATCTCCAACCATTTTCTTGCCTGGAGTCTTTTTATCTTTGCCCTTCCAGTAGCCTGTAAACTTTGGACCAGTTTCTTCTTCTTTGCTTTCTCCTTGGCCTTTAACAAAGTCAATAAAAGCATCTTTTGAGGTCATAAGATTCTTAATTATTTCATGCTTTTCAACCGGACGCATGACTTCAATCTTACCTAGTACTGTTCTTGCAATAGAAGGTCTAATTTCTAATGTGCTACCATCTTGAAATGTCAATGGCTTGCTGGTTGCTGTGTCAAGATTAGACTTAAGCTGTAGTAGTATGTTTGACTTATCAGTTGTATCGCCACGTGGTGCTATATATCCTCCTAAACCAGTTTTTGGATCATATTTGTTAGCTTTATATACTGTAGCAGCTCGATCAGGATCGTGCCCGAATCTAGATGCTGCTTGTGCTCTTGTAGTTGGTGTAGAAACACTGGGATTAA